ACCCGAACTACCATCCTGAGCCGCCACGGTGCTATGCCCGTCGGCCACCGTCGCCTCTGGCTCAGCTATGTCCGGCAGCGGCATACCCGCTGCTGCATAGATCGCTTTCATCACCGGAATCGCAACCGCATATGCGTTCGCCGGCCGCCTGTTGCCCTCTGCATCGAACAGAGACAGCTCAGCAACTGGCCACTCCCGAATGTGGCCGTCTGGGTCTGTCCTCACAAGATGCCGCACCGAACCGGTACTTGCCCGTGCGATGCCCCGTTTCGCAGCTTCCCAGACACGCCTGGCGTATTCGTTCGCCTTGTCCAGGACCACCCGATACCAGACGCCGTCAGGGCGCCGCTCTCGCTTTACCGTTCGCCCGATATAAACCGGTTGGCCCGCCGGCCTACCATACTCATCCCAGCCATGGTAGTACACGACTGGAGGCAACCCAAACTTGTCCTCGTGGAAGTTGGTGTCCGGAGCAAAGAACTCGCCCTGGACGTCTTTGCCATCGTTCGGCCCAAAATACGGGTTCCCGAGGACCTCCAGCTCCCACTCCGCAACCGCTTTCACGGACAGGGCTTTCTCGCTTGGTAGCTCCAGGTCTTCCTGCTCGTATAAGCGCTTCAGCTTAGCTATCGCCTCACGTTTGCCTGGGCCCTCATAGCGGTTGCCACGATAACCCTGGTGCAACGCCGCCCACGCAGCGCCCATGAGGCGGTGGTCCAAGTTGCCCTGCACATCACGAACCCGCAGGTGCCAGGTGCTGGGCTTTTCAGAGTCCTCTACCACGAGGTAATGGCTGGCCGGATGCAGCCCATCTTTCTCTTTCTTGCGCACGGCAGCTTTCTGGGCTTCAGGCTCGTTCGCGTAAAGTGCCGCCATTTGCTCCTCGGCCTCATCCCTGGTCGGGTGACAGCCTAGCGGATCGCCGACCGCCTCGCCATCAGCGCCCTGCTTGTACACGCAATATTCGTCATTTCGTTTCTGAATTAGGTACGGCATCTTCCTACCTCGACATAATACGCCAGACGTTCTCTTATCACAAAACGATACCCAAAGACATTATACAACAACCAGAACCAAATGCGCTGCACTTTCATCGCCACCACTTGCGCAACATCTGCGCCCATGCCCGCTCAATGTCACCTCGGCGGGCCACTATGTCCACCGCCTTGCGGTCGGTCATCCAGCCGCGCAGCCGGTGCCACCAATTTTGCATCTCGTGGCTATGCACCCACTGCGCATAGCTGGCGCGGTTGAATATCCGATACCCAAGTCTACCATGCCGCACACCGCCCCACTGACGGTTCAGCATCTCGGAAGTCTTGCGCCCGCCGACGGAACCGTCCTTGCGGAACCACCTGGGCCCGAATCCTCGCTCATACCACCGGCCACGATCGTTGGGCACATTGGCCTCGCTGGCCGGCGGGTACGGCGCCAACTCCGACCGAATCATCTCGCCGACCGCCTGCGTGAAGCCTCGCAGCTCGGGCGTCAGAGGCCGCTTGAGCTTGCGCTCCAAAGCATCAAGGCCACGAACCTCTATGGTAATCATTGGACCAATCTCAACGTTGTGCTGCACCGGCAATTCACGTGAGCCGGCGGGCCCTCGGGGAATTTATCGGCCCACTCACTCTCAGGCTTACCGTGGAGCGGCCCGCATATCGGGCACACCCGCTCATCCCGCAGCGTATACCAGTAGCGCTGCATCGTGATCCCCACCTCAGCGACCTGCTGCTGGTAATGTCGTGTCGCCGCGCTGCTGGCCCTGGTCACCTCAGTCACCGCAATCATGCTCGCACGGTTCGCGCCAAACGCAGGCTCGAGCATCGCTTCCAGCTCGCCGCGCGTCATCCCTGGCCGCTCCTGCCAGGTCGCCATGATCTGCTGCACTTGCTTACGCGTCGTCGCATCAAGTCCAGGCTCACGAGTGCCGTCCGGTTTCTCCCGCCCGCGCATGAGATCGTACGTGTAGGTGCGCGCCCAATTCAGTGCGGCTTCATTCACCAATGCCGGGTCGAACTCGATACCAACGCTCATGCCGTGCCGTAGCACCTCATCTGTCATAACCTGGCTCACCCTCAACCCCATGATGCGCGCCAACTCTTCGCTGAACTCGTCGAACGGCGGAGGCTCACCGGCAGCAATGGCCCGGGCAAACCGTGGCCGCCACTTCGCAAAAAGCGCCTCCAAGGCTTCACGCATATCGTCCTCGGCCTCGCTTCGGCTGTCCTCGATGGCCTTGAGCCACCGGAATGCGTCGACTGGATCATCATACAGCTCCTGAGCCAGTCGCACTCCCATCACGAAAGGGCTGCGGGAGCACCTCGGGCTCCCAATCAGCAGGTTTGCCCCGCTTGCGCACCTTGTCGCGCCAGCGCCTCAGTTCGGCTTTGGCGGCGTCGAACTCCAGAATCGTGGCCTTGGGGCGCCCATCGTCGCGCTCCTGAACAGGTTCTTCTTCCGCAGGTCTTTCTTGCTCCGGCGCACTAACCGACGTAGCCGCCGGCAATGGCGACTGTGGGCCAATCTGGGCCGCCAGCATCCTGCGTGGTAACGTGCATATTCCTGAAGCTCTTGCAAATCCACCAGCCGGTCAGACTTGCGCGGATCGTCGAACTCGGCAATCAGATTCTCGCCATACAGCGGCAAAACATCGTTGCTAATCGTCTCCGCTACGTTCACGAGGGCAGGCCAAAGCGTGTATTCAGCAAACGCAGCCTTGGCCACCTGGGCATTCGCTTCCGTGGCATTTTTGTCGAGCATCCCAGGCGGAATGCCAAACGTCGCCAGTATCTCCTCTTTGTTGAACTGTCGACCCTGGAGAAATTCCATATCATCGTGATTCATGTTGGTAGCGATCCACTGCACGCCACCCTGGCCGACACCGCGCAGCATCATCAGGTTGCGCTTCGTGCCGCCGTGCTCGCGTCGCAAATCCGCTTTGAGCCGCTCCCAGAGCGAATCAGGGATCATATCGGCAAAGGCCAGCGCTCCAGGGACTTTGGCATGGTTCTCGGCGAAAAATTCGCGGTTCCACTCCTGCATCGCCAAGTCGGCCTTCGCCACCTGAGCCAAGGGCTCGATTCGGCTCAAACCCACGAAACTGCTCCGCGGGTGAAATTGCTTGAAGTGTACAATCTCGTGCGTTGGGAGCTCGACAGCACGCTGGAACCCGCCTGGACGATACTCGTAGTGCTTGATATACATACGGCCGTCGGGGACCGGCTCGATCTGGTGGCTCGGGATTATCCAAATCTCATCGGGCGGCGAATCTGCATTGGGCTTGTTGAGCCACCAGTACGCGTTGCCAGTCAGCGTAAGATAGGCGAACGTCGCGTACAAGAGCATGTAGCGGGAATAGAGAGGCGAGGGGCGGCGCAAAAGCTGCTCGAAAGGATGGTTGGGAATGTCTTTGGTATCTTCGCCGACCATCTTCTTGACGTTCAGCTGCTGCAACGCTGCCGCTTCGGCTATCGTGCTGACTGCAATGTGCACCCAGGATAGCCGCTGATACAGTTGTTCCTGGTTCGTGACAGTGTCCAGGCTGGGCAACGAATGACGTTCCGATGTCGCCGCACGCAACATCCAGGATGGATATTTCTTCGGCGCTGCTCTTACTGCAAATAAGCTACTGATGAGGCTCATTGTTCATCGCCTTACGATACCCGAGGATGGCCCCGAGCGCTATCAAGATAAGACCGCTAGCTATCACGCCGAGCGGCAAGTAAATCATACCAAGCCCAACCCCAGTGATCCAGAGAATATCGTCAATCATACCACCGACACCAATTCGTGCGACGCAGGCGTCAACGCTGCCCGCAATGCCAGCGCCCGAGCAATCACAGTGTCGTCGTGCATGCCTTCAGGGGCACTATACGTACTCCGGCCGGTTGTTGGACTGACCTTCTGCTCGTATGCTTCCAGCTCACTAGTAGCTACGGGTATGTCGAGCCACTGGGCCTCGACACGCTCCAGTGCCAGGCGCAAGCTCTCGATAAGCTGCGGCTTGCTAGTCGCTGTAGTCTCGAATCCCTGGACAGGCAAGCCCTCATAGCTCAGCGCGTCGATCAACGGCTGGCCCATCGCATTGCTCTCGGCAAGGATAACGGCAGGTTTCCACCACTTCGCTAAGTCTTTCAGACGCATCGACTGGACGACATAGTCAATCTGGTTGAAACGCTCCAACTGGAGCTCACAGCCACAGTCGACGCAAAACACGCTTATCACCGTCCAGTCCTGCGCCTTCGCCCAGTCCACGCCAAAGACGATGCGATGACCCAGGTGGGCCTCAGGCTTGGCGCCTGGTGGCGCATTGGTGCATGCACGGATGTTGCGGAATACCTGGCCCTGGCCTTCCAAGAATTCGGCCAGAATCTCCTGGCGGTACGCTTCGTCGCTCATATTCGCTATGAGATCCTCCAGGGCCCGCTGGTCAAGATACGGGTTAGCAAAGCTCGTGAAATGCCAGGAGCGCCAGTACTCACCGTCCTGCTCGCCGCGCAGAAACAATCTGTAGAACCAGTTGCGCCGACGTGGCGTGCTGAT